GTAAACGTCATCAGGCATTACAACACGGTAAGCTTTGAAGCTTGCGGTATTGCGGACAGAAGCCCACTGCTCACGAATCAAAGTGGCGATTGCATCGTAAAGCTCAAGACCACTCATACTAGCAGCAGTGCCACCGGCTGAAGTTGTGTCCCAAGGTGAGTTAAGCAAGCCTTTGTGAGCACCTGCACCCAAGTAACCGACTTCGTCAAGTTCACGGTTATAAACTTCAGCGTGACCTTCGACAAAACGGCTGGCCAGATTGATGTTCTGAAGCTCAGCTTCTTTAAGCTCAGGTTCAGACCAGTCCGAACTGGCTTCACGACCAATCACACGAATTGTGTCAGACTCACCGCCTAACGTGATTTTACCAGTGGTGTTGGTGTTGCTGCCAGATTGCTTAAACGCACCCTGAACTGCCAATTTGATTTTAGTGATTGACGCAGCAAAACCACCTTCATTATTTACGGTGATACCCGACTGCATAAACGTTAAGTCAGGGTATTCTTGTGTAAACAACTCGGAACTGATGTGTTCCAGGTTACGTGCAAGAATTACACCGCCAGCATCTTTGAATGACTTAGCTTGTGCAGCGGTGTCTTCAAAGGATTTAAGGTTGTAAACCTTCTTAACATCGTTGATTGTCTTTTTCATTTCCCAGACCTTACAAATAATTGTTGAATCGGATCAGCCACACACCCGGTGCCTTCTGCTCCCAGAAAACTACATTACCGGCTGAAATAATACCAGTCGCTACAGCCGCATCAGTTGCCATACCGTTTTCAGCGTTGGAAGCTTCGTTAATTACATTCACTGGTGTATGACGCTTAGGTGCCGCACCAGTGGCTACTTGCACGGTTGCATAACCAAGCTCAATGACTTCAGCCGCTGAATCGTAACCTTCGCCAATTTTGGTGTAGGCACTCACGTCCGCAATTTCACCCGTGACTTTACGACGTGGAATACCGACAAGCTTAGGTGTTGCAGTGCCGTCCATATTGCTGACAACATCCGCTTTAAGCTGACAGAAGCGACCTGCAAGCAACCCTTCTTCAAAGTCGACATAAGCTTGCACGTCGTATGGTGCCGATTTAATCACTTCACCGGCATCAATGTCAGGGATACCGGCGGCCACAGTAGTTTTAAAAGCCATGTTTTAACCCTCTAGGTTTTTTGCAATTCGATCAGTTAGCGTTTCCGGTTTTTTGGCAGCCGCGTCACCGAAGTTTGACAGATCTGTTTCACGCTGCTTCAGCAGCTTAAAAGCAACAGGCAGCTCTGCATCAGTGAACTTTTCAGAACCGTACTGCACTGCCAAAGCGTCGCGCATGATTGTTGAAGCACTTTTCCCCGTGAACTTGTAAGACTCGTCCACAAAGTTACGCGCTTTTTCAATCACTGCGATGTGATGTTCCAGGACTTTAGTAACAGCGTCTTCAAACTTTTTACCGTCCTCGGCTGCTTTTTCTTCAGGGTCTTCATCTTCAACCTTGACCACTTCGTCACCGTCTTTAGGATCTTCATCTTCCATCGGTGTTGGTGTAACTGGTGTAACACCGGCTGATTCTACAATCTGCTGCAGTGCAGGTAACGCTTTTTGTAGTTCATCAACCGGCAACTCTTTAAGTGCAGCAGGTAACGCTTGAGCAATTTCAACAATCTGCTCTAGGTTCGGTTGACCATCGGCATCAAGGAACGTCTTGATAAGTTTTGGCATAGGTAAAACCCCTTTTCGATCAATAAAAGAACATGAATTGCCACAACGACCGGCGTCAACAACAGCTAAATGCTTGGGCTGAATATCACGCTGTTCAAAGTCATACGTGTCATGTGGCACTAAGCGCGCTTTATAACCAAGCGACAATTCACGCTTACCTGAGTCAAGAATGGTTATAAAATTGTCTTTGATTGTAACACCATTACGCACAGCAAGTTTTGAATTATTCACGTCATCAAAATGATCTATGACTTCAGAGCTTGCCACCCGCCCGCCCACCGCTGTTTCGTCAGGGTCAACGTCAGGGTCTATGTGATTATCAATCAACGGTATGCCAACCATCGCTAATGCAGTTTGTGCAATGGTGGCCGGTGAACGGTAAACAGTGAACACTTTGTCAGCAGGTTGTTCACCGATCTCAAAACCATAGTATTCAATGACACCGTCGCGCACCGATACTGCTGTTTTCTCGGTAGCGTTCCAGATCATTGAATCAGTAAACAATAATTCGTTCATTAGCGTTCCTCGGTAAACTGTCGACAGTATAGCAACCGCTTGTTAATGAATGCAAAAACTTACTCATGCAGCTTATCCACCTTACTGTTCATGTAGCTCTGCGTCATTTCTTTTTTCGCCCTTCGCTTACTAAAGTATGTCGACATAATCAGAATTAAAGGGTATGTAACAGGAAATGCCAGAACTGTTAAAAGTCCGAGCAATGCGTAGACTAGAGTTTTCCAACTTTGAATAACTTCAATAAAACCTTCATTGACGTGTTCAACATTGTAAAGCATTTGCTTAAAAAAGCTCCGATTACAGACGGCGGTAGTACTGTCACCTTTAGGGTCGAAGTGTTCTTTCTTCAAGGATTCATCATACTGCTTTTTTGCGTATTCTTTGTAAGTCATTAATTTATTCCTCGTCATCATCGAGAACGTAACGCGCAGTACACCGGCAGTTAAAATCAACCCCTGGTATTAAGAACTTACCGTCGATACTACTATAAAGCCCTTTAGACAAGTCGAATTCTTTACCGTCTCGTTGCTTGTGACTTGGACGCACCGAGTCATCATCCGCAGTTTCCCAAATCGCCTTTTTAATGCCTAACTTCTGCACACGAATCTTACTAGTGACACTGTTAAAGTTCTGTATCTGATTAAACGCTAAGAATTTAGCGTGACCTTTACGTTCTTCAACCACGTCTTTGAACTGCTCCAGCAGCTCAGACAAACCTTGCCCTTGGGTCATTGCAAACATGGTGTTCGTGGTGAACTTCTCCAACGACTCATCACGCAGCTTTTGCACCCACATGCTAGTCTCGGCAATCAAAGCATTCACCTCTTCACCCATGCCGTCACGCTGCATAAGTTGCTTAGAATTGATACCAACAGCCTTCTCAACTGCACTGTATAACTGACGCTGCTGGCGCTTGTCTACTTTACGCAGTTTATCGGCAACCATCGCTGTGATTCGGTCGTTATTAAACTGCTTCAGTATCTTACGCTTAACACCGTTAGTCAGCTTCAGAAAACGCGATGCATAGTTGCCCGACTGCTTACCATCTTCGAACTTCTCCAGGGTACTCTTGTTCATCGCCAACAGTGCGCCGTTCTTGAATCGCTCGCTGATTTGCTCGGTCATGAACTCCAGGACTTCAGCGAGTTCATTTTCTTGCGCGCGCGGTGACTTAGGTTGTTTAACTTCATCACTCATCGTCAACTACTCCGAAGAACTTATCAAAAGACTCTTGTTCTAAGACTTCATTGTCTCGCAAGTATTTCCGGTAATCTTCACCGAGGTCTGCTAACTTGACTGCGTTATCAATGACACTTGTTTCATGACTCATGCGGTCTAATGCGTTCGCGCCTTGGTTGTCTTTAAACGTGACCGGTCGCATTCCAAACGCAGCAAGAAGCGCATTAATTGGTTCAATCAGATAGTCAGACTGAAGTGAATCAATTGTATCCTGGAAACTGTCACGCTCATTATCACCGCTGGCATTCAGACCTTGCACGTTCTCACCGATCAGAATTGATAACGGTATCCCTGTGACCAGTGCCAACCTGCGTAATGTAATGTTGTCGACTTCTGCAAGGTTAGTGAGCGTCTGGTCAACACTGATTACATCGTCTTCAGCATCACAGATGCCCGCGCCATAAATGCTTTTGATGCTCTCAAGTGCTGAGTAATAAGCAATCACTTCATCATCACGACCTTGCTTCAGTGATTCCTTGAACCCTGCAATCTTGTGCCACACTACGCTGTTCTTCTCGACAATGGCGCCGGATGCACGTTCAACAACGCCATCATTGATGATTTGCGCACGGATCAACTCAAACTCGGACACCCCGCCGTAATCGTAAGTCGGCAAGTCCATTTCAGACGGTTTGACATACGTGAAGTCAATCACACGCGACGGGTGAAAAGTGACACCCCGCGCCGTGTAGCTTTTAGGCATCATGTAACGCGGTGATTTCAGGTTAGTCTCAACATCAACGGGTCTGATCACATCAGGCGTTAAAACCTGCAATGTGACCTTACTGAACTCTAACGAACCGGACGCAGGCTTAGACAGATCAGCACCGTGTTCAATCAACACAATGCAGCACCGGCCCCAGGCCAACATGTTTTTTGCGGCTTCTTTGACGTGCTTCTGCAGGTGCGCTTCGAAGTTCAAACGGTCTGACTTGTCGATAAAGTGCAGCGTGTCATTCATTGCGTAACTGGCTTTCAGTCGAATAATCTTAGAACCTAACCCTGTACGCACTAACGCACGAATTTCAGTATCGCTAATCTTATTGGCCGTGATCTGATTCACGGCTGACGGCTGGCGCTGGTTCACCAGGTGATTGACGATGTGCATCAGGCCATCACTGAATTTTTTAATCATGTTACTCATAATAGTGATCCGTAATCGTGTTTGACTGCTTTCATCACAGGTTCAAGGGCGTAACGTAACGCGTCAATTGCGTGATTGTAACGATCAATAATCACATCAGTAATCTCACCAGTATGACGGTCGATTTTGAAACTGTACAGATTGAACTCATTGATAGTGTTCACGCAACGCGGGTGAATAACAACCTTCTTGAACGACTTAATGAATGTTATCCCGTCTTCGATGCTACCCGCACCTTTAGCGCAAGGTTTGACACCGGGGATACCGTGACGCTTCAAGTAGCTGATCGACTCAGGCCGTGCGTTATCAGCTCGAACTGAATAATTTTGCACATTCGGTAGCAGTTCAATCATCTTGTCAGCAGTGTCGTCAATTTCTAAATGACGTTCATAAAGTTCATGTTCAATGTAAAGCACATGATCATGAACCCAGCACTTAACACCGGCTGTTTCATCCTGGCTGAAACCAAAGTCCAAACCGAACAACGGATTATCCCAGCGTCGAGTATCAGGCGTAAATTCTTCAACGTGGTACTTGCCATTGAACACCTGAGCATCAGAGCTTTCGTAAAACTCACCTTCCCAAATATGGCGATATAACGCAGGGTCGAACCGTTCCTGTGCGTCAACACGCTGCTCTTCCAGTACATCACTGAACCACGGATTATCACGCCAATTAAGCTCAACCACGGCTGAACGCGGCGGTGGATCGTTCAACTGAAATGCCTCGGCAACAAAGCTTTTACGACGCTTAGGGTTATAAATCACCCAGATTTCAGACTTGGCAATCCGTATCGTCGGGAGCAGGTCTGTCCAGCTTGCATGAGGAATGTCCTCAGCTTCTTCAACAATGCACAGATCAACCTGGGCCATTGATTTTACAGCGGTGATGTTATGACGCAGACCTTTAAAAATAAACTCGGTGCCGTTACTTCTGTGACGCAAGTAATCAACCCCTACATCATACTCACTGCTTAACCAGGGGCATGACTGAATAGCGTTCTTAAGCTCAGCATGAAATGATTCCTTGATGGAATTCTGCAACTCACGAACGCATAGAATCCGAAGGGGTTCTATGGCTCCCCAAATTGCGGCCATCTTTGCAGCCGTGAAGCTTTTACCCGAACCACGACCACCATGCATAACCCTGTAACGCAACTCACCGCGTGAAGGTGCAAACAGCGGGATCAACTTAGGTGGTAATTCAATCTTTAGAGTTGACACCAGGGGCCACCAATTCAATACGTGTAGGTGTAATACTGTCACCGTTGGTGGTCACATCAATCAACTGCTTATCAAGCCCCATGAGTTTAGCCTTACCCATCGTCGCACCGACTGCAGCACTGGTTTGCGGTGTCTCAGCAGACA